AATTCTAAAACAGGGCGAAAGATAAAACAAGTTTATAAAAATGGAATGATAGGATATTCAATAAGAGGTAAGTTCTACAACTATAAAAAACTTAGAAAACATTTAAGGAAACCAATTGAGGTTGAGTGTCCTTTTTAGTATATTTACAAAAAACAAAAATTATGTTCCCTAGAGTATTAGTTTCTATGCCTACATCAGATAAAAAGGCATACTGTGAAAAAGAATTTATAGAGCAATTAAGAAGCTTTACATATCCATTGTACGATGTGTTTATAGTTGACAATTCAGAAGACCCTAAAAAGGTTGAAAGGTTTTGGAAAGAAGGTATTAAAGCTGTCCACGAGCCGATAAACGGAAACTTTAGAGAAGAGTTAACAAGGCATCAAAACATTATTAGAGATTACTTTTTAAGAGGTGATTACGACTATTTATTAATGTTAGAGTCAGACGTATTTACAGGTGAAGCTATTATTGAAAAGTTAGTAGGATATGCCGAAACATATCAAGCGGGAGCAGTAACCGCTACTTACGAGATAATGAAAGGAGAGCCTACTTTGTGTTTAACCTCTACAAGTGATTTAAACAGGGTTAGAAGTGAAAAGATGTTAACTAGGTCACAAGGTTATGAGATAATGGGTAAAGGTTGTGTAGATATGACAAAGCTTTTAGATGATCCTGACGCTAGAATAACCGCTACTGGAATTGGTTGTACGTTGTTCGCTAAAGAAGCCTTACAACACGTTAAATTTAGAGTAGATTTAAAGTTAAATAAAAATGCTTATTCAGATACCTTTATATTCACAGATTTGCAGAAGCTTGGATATACTTGCTTGATAGATTCAGATTTAGTATTAGAGCATAGGAAATGAAAATAAAAACATTTAACCGTTTATTTTATTGCTTACTAATTATTATCTTAGGGCTTAGAATTTTTATGTAATGGAAGAAGAAAAAGCACCAGAATTTTTTACACTTATTGATAAGGAAGTAGAAACCACCGAAGAAGAATTAGACTTACACTATGAAATACTATCTTTTCAATTAGAAGTAGGACATATACCAGAGTCTACTAGATATAAAATGATAAATCAAAATTAATAAATCCACCAAATTATGTTAGCAACGATTGAAGTATTAGAAAAAGAAAAGGTAGAGTACCAAGAGAGAGTAGATTTTCTTAAAAACTATATTATTTATTTAGAGAATGAGGATAACTACGAATCTAAAGACAAAGCCTACAAGTTATCTAAGGAGCTTAATTTTAAAGAATCTCTAATTATCCAAAGAGAACAACAGATTAAGCAAGCAAAAGAGCAAGAAGAGCTTAAAAAGAAGTGTATTGAAGAGTTTCCTAGTGTTTTAGACAAAGCTAAAGAAGCTTACAATACTATGTTAGATGACTTAGAAAAGGTTAAAAAAGCTAAGAAAACTAAGGAAATTGTAGAATTTAAGAAGAATTTAGAAGCTCAAATAGATAAAACTGACGTGTTGATTGAGGGTATTGAAGCTAGATTTGACAAAGATAACGACCATAATAGCGTCATTAACGATTTTAGACAGCTTCACGAAATAATTAAGTTTGTTAAATGACATTTTTAACATTAATATTAATACTGATAATTATTAGAGTTGTCACCAAATGGATTGACGACAATATGAAGTTATTTTAGGAGATACACAACATTAGTAGATAATTTCAGTTAAATGTAGAAAGGGGGCTTAATAGTCTCCTTTTTTTTATTATATTAGTAGTAGCCACCATAAGCCATATATCTAAAAATATGGCAACTATTATAAATAGAACAGACGGTATAGAAGTTACCGATGATGGAGGTAGTGTTTACTTTATTAAGTACGCTAACTGTAAGCTGATTAAGTCAGTAACCACACTAAGTATTTATGATAACTCAGAACGTAGACAAGGTGCTAACCGTTTAAGGTTTACGCCCTCTCAAGTTTCTGACCCATCTACAGCTGATGTAGATACTCTTTATTCAACAATTAGAAATTATATAGATTAATGGCTACTATTACAAATTTAAATAGCGGTATAGAGATAGTTTATGGTGGAGCTACTACCTATATTAAGCATGGCAACGTTAAGTTACTTAAAAGAGGTGACAACCTTAATATTTATGATGATTCAGACGAGTCAGGAAATCAAAGAGGTCAAGTTTATATTAGCATACCTCATAGTGAGGTTACAAGTCCTGTTACGGCTGATATAGATGAATTATATGACACTGTAAGAGGATACATAGATGTTTCTTCTGGTGGTTCTGGACAAAACTTTGATTCATTAATAATTGTCACGCAAGCAAATAAGGATACGACTTTAGGCGGTACAATTGATTCAACTAAAGAATACTTTATTGATGGTCAAATAGACATGGGGACAACTCAAATCACAGTCCCTTCAACAGGGTTCAACTTAACAGGATTTAACTTTGATGTTTCTGGTCTTTATTCAACCGAGGACAATTATACTATGTTTGTTTCTGATGTTGGAGGATCGGGAAACTTTATCGGGAAAGATTACTACATCGAAGTTACGGGGGCTAACTCGCAAGTTTATGACCTTACGGATGCAACAGGATTTAATGCTTTTGAATTTGCTCGAATAAATTATGTAGATTGCACATCATTGGGAGAAATAACGGGATACAGACAAGGACTAGAGAACGGGACAGGGCGTTTTGGTGGTTCTCCTTCGCTTACTTTATCGGGTACTTGGTTAGGTGGTTATAGAATAGGAATTTCGATAGTTAGGAATGTAGACGACACAACGGTAGAGCCACTATTTAAAGCGGGAACGGCTTTTGTTATGAATAGTCGTTTTATTACAGATATGAACGTTGATTTAGGAGATTTACAACCGTTGTTGGATTTTGCACCATCTAACTTTGTAAACCCTTCTACTTTGCAACTGCAAGAAATGATTCTTACAAGGGGTGGAACTTTAGACCCTACAGATACGAACATCACGCCCAATATATCGGCTGACGATTTAGTGTCATATTGGAAAAGAAATGTCGGACTAGAAAACACTTACGTAGGTGGTACAATTACCGTAACAAGCGAGGAATTAACAGTTGTCGGTGCTGGTTCTACTTGGTACGATTTAGAGGGGATATTTTTAGGTACGGGATTACAGCATTTTTCTGCAAATGCTGACGGAGAGTTGACACATGACGGAGTTTCGCCTAGAGAATTTGAAATTACAGGCTCTTTAATTGTTGAGGGTTCTGCTAACAACTCCCTATCTTTTAGGTTTAATAAATGGGATGATTCCGCAAGTGCTTTCACGCCTTTGGATTATACAATTCAAACAAGAACTGTAAATAGTTTAGTTGGTGGGCGTGATGTTGCGATTTTCAATATTGATGTTGGGGGAGTTTTAGATCAAAATGACTTTTTAAAGTTGCAAATTAGAAACAATTCTGGAAACGCGAATGTAACGCTTGAAAATTCAAGTTTTTACAGAGTACAGGAACGTTAATCTTATTTAGAATCATTCTAAATAATTTAGTATATTAGTATCATGGCTAAATACGACGATATTATAAATGAATTAAGAGTAGTAGCGGAGGCATTTACCTCCGTTAACTATTTTGTATATGATAGAGTTAGCTCGGTTAATGGTAGGCTTAAAGACAAGGCTTACCCTATGATTTTAGTTAACTCCTCACCAAACAATGTTAGAGGCGTTAGTAATAATTCTTATTTACCTAAAAAGAAGCAATTTATATTTAACATATTTTGCTATGATGACTTTAATAAAAAGGAGCAAGAAACTACTAGCCTTGAAGAAAAACAGGAAACGGTAGATAATATATTAGATCAGTACATAGCTGAGTTAATAGGTAGGAATATTGAAGGAGAAAACGGTTTTAGTATAATTCAAAACGCTACATTAACTGGTTTCTTAGCTCATGACGTACATAATGATAAGTTAGTACAATCTACTTACACATTAACTATTGAGCTTGATTCTGATTGTGTAACAGGAACTTTTAACTATTAATGGTTAATTATACTGAAATAGGGAACTTTATTATTAAGGAGCTTCAAAAAGAGCTTATTGCTCAAGGTCATGAGGCTACAGGTAGGTTGGTAAATTCTTTCGAACAAAGAGTTGTTACTATTCCTGACGGTATGGCCTTAGAAATATTAATGAATGACTACGGGACTTATGTTAATGATGGTAGGAAGGCAGGTGGTAAGAAAGTGCCTATTAATGTTTTGGTTGATTGGGTTAAAAGAAAAGCTATAGTAAATGGGGATAGGGAAATTAAGAGCTTGGCGTTTGCGATTCAACAAACTATATTCAAAGAAGGTAGTCCTACATCGGGTAGTTTCAAGTTTTCTACTAATGGTAGGAGAACTGGTTTTATTGATATTGTCATTGAGAACGAGTTAGATGATATAACAGCGGAATTAGAAAAAGAAGTTTTTGAAGATGCGGATGAAACCGTAACAAGAATAGTTAACGAATCAAATAGAAGATAATGGCAATTACTGTAACAAGTCAACCAGATAATTTTGATCCTCAGATAATAGGACAGCCAATAGCGTATGAGTTTACAAGTGATGCTGTAGATTTACAGTATTGTATTGTGGAGATTCTTTTTAATGGAACTAGGTTCTCGGCTAGAAGCGTACAACCTGATTTAGGAACTACTGACGAATTTTATATTAACATATCTGAAGATGTGGAAAAGCAGTTAGAGTTCGCTTTAAAAACTATAGGGTCAAACGGTGTTATAACTGGGGACACTAATCAAGGCTTAGTTAAGATTAAAATATACGAGGTTACAGAGGCTGCGGGGTTAATAGTTACTAATTATGATCCAGACGATGCTAATAACAGTAATTTCGATTATGAATCAGTAGAAATAGTTTGTGTAAATTGGAGGGATAGCCATTTTAACTTTAACACTTTTGATATTGAAAACTATAGGTTAAACGCTGATACTAAATTATTATTAACTGAATCTCCCGCACAAAAGAGAATCGAATTAGGGCAAGATGAGTTTTTAGGTATATTATATCATAGTGGTGCGCCTACTCAAAACTTTAGAGCAGAAATATTAACTTATGACGCTTCTAATGCTTTATTAAATACTGATACAATAAGTATTACAGAATGGGATAGCGCGTATGGTACATATCCAGTTAACTCATATTTAGATGTTGCTGTAGGTACTCAAAACTTAATTAATGCGGGTATTAGCTTAACTAATGTAGCTTACTATACTGTACAGATTATTAATACTGGTGGTGATGTTTCAGAGATTAAAAGATTTAATATTGTTGATTCATGCTCTTATGATACTAGGATACATTGGGTTAATAAGTACGGTAAACAAGATAGTTACACTTTTAAAGGAAATAAGGTTCAAACGTTAGACCATAAGGCTAGCACGTATCAAAAGGCTTTAGGTAATACGTATGATAGTTCTGATAGAGGTTACAATGTAATACAAAACGTATCACAAAGAAACTACACAGCGTATACAGATAGCATAGGTCAAAACGAGTATAATTTCTTATCTAGTATGTTGTTTAATAAAATGGCATGGGTAGAAATAGACAACGCTTATTTCCCTATAATTATTGAGGACGGTACAACTTTTATTAGAGATGAAAGAAACGCTCCTTTACAGTTTGTGTTAAATTATAGTTTTGCTAATAAAGAAAAAGGTTTAAGAGGGTGAATCAAGTAGTAATAAGAATAATAGACAACGATAATAACGTTTTAGGTGACTTAGATTTAGCTAATTTTAATGACTTTCCTTTAGTATTGACTAAGGGTATTGTTAATTTAGACAATCTAAAAGCTAGAACGGGTACATATTCTAAGACTTTTAAAGCTCCTAATACTAAAAATAACGCTGATTTACTTAGTAATGTTGATAATATAAACTCTAGGAAGGATTATAGGGACGCTTTAAATAGAAAGCCTTGTGTTATTATTATTAATGATTCAGAGATAGAGCGTGGTTTTGTTCAGGTTTCTAAAGTAATGAATGGCTTTGAGCTTGATAGCTTTGAGTTAGTTTTCTTTGGTGATAATGTTGACTGGGTAAAAAGAGCATCTGAATTAAAGTTAAATACTATTAATTGGGCTGATAATATCCAAAATTACACTTCATTAAATATAAACACAGTTAATAATGGAAGTTCTAGTACTAATGATATAGCGTATCCTTATATCTCAAGAGGTGGAAACTTAACAAGTAATACCGCAACTGTAGAGGACTACAAGCCTGTTTTTTACATGAAAAGCATCATAACAACGGGGTTAAACGACTTAGGGTATAATGTAGAAAGTAGTTTTCTGAATTCATCACCTATTGATACTTTAGTGTGTGACTTTCCGTTGAGATTTAATATAACAGATGATGAGGCAGGGGATACTGATGCTTTTATAAATAGAAGTCAGGCTGATATTGTTTTATCTCTTGATTCTTATTTTAGATTAGATTATAATGTTAAGGTTAGTCCTTTTTATGATAACGGAAATAACTATAACACTACCACAAATGAATACACTGTACCTAGTGACGGTACTTATGTAGTAGGTGCGGAAGCAAAGGCAGGTTTATCTGGTGGAGGCCCTGCTATTGATGTTGAAATGTATATCGTAGTTAATGGTGACTCGTCAACTTCTATAGGATCAGGTACGATAATAGCTACTAAAACACTTTCGGCTAAAACAAGTGTTAGCTCTAACCTTTTACCAATATCAACTACTTATAGCTTTAGCGCAGGTGATAAGGTTTCTGTTTATATCTCCCCTAAAACAACTGGTTTAGGTACTTTTGTTTTTACCTTGCAAAATGGTAATAACTTCAGAATGTACCGTAAAACAAATATAGTTGAGGGAGATATTTACTCTTTAAACAACGTACTACCTACGGATTATAAACTGTTAGACGTTATTAATGATTTTACTAGGATGTTTAATATTTATTATTGGACAGATATTAAAACTAGAAAAATATATTTTGAGCCTAGAGATAGCTTTTTTAAATCTAAAACAACTTCTATAGATTGGACTGAAAAACTAAGTATAGACCAAAAATACGAGGTTAACTATGTATCTGAATATAAAAGAAATATCAAATTTGGATATAAAGACCTTAATAACGATGAATGGTTGAAAGGTTGGCAAGATGAAAATAAGCGTACTTATGGTGATTATAATCATATTTTACCAGATAGGTTTACAGAGGGTACTGTAGAATTAAGATTAAGTACTTTTAGTTCTGCTTATGGACAAAAAGCTGATGAGGTTACACCTCTTACTAATGGTGTTTTTAATCCTTATGAAAGTATTGTAACTATTAGAGAATGGGGGGAGGATATTCAAGTACAGCCAGAGGAAAGAATAGATAATTATAACCCTAAAGTATATTTCTTTAAGAATGGTTCTCAGGATAGTTTAGATTCAACTAATAGACTTATAAATAACTTTGGCGTTCCTACTACAGATATACCCTATGGAATATTTGAGAGTTACGGAAACACTGACACTCCTTTAAATTTAAGTTTTACCGATGGCACTAAGTCAGATGGTACTTTAGAAAAAGGGCTTTTTAACACTTACTACTCTAGTATGATGAAAAACATTGAAGAGGGAGGAAGGTTAATAGCTTACTTTGATTTAAGTAATGTTGATATTGAAAACTTAGACTTTAGAAACTTAGTTTATATCGACTATCCTACAAATGTTAAAGGTTACTACTTAGTAGAAAGTGTAATTGATTACAACCCTATTAAAAACGGTTTAACAAAGGTTAGTCTGTTTAAGTTTGAGAATTTAGGAAGCGTACCAATTGATGAAAGTCAAGATGGTAATAATGATGATACTATAGATAACGGAAATAACCCAGATATATTAGAGCCTATTTATATTCAAGACTCTAACAATATTTTAATTCCAGTCTTTAGCGAAGATGCAGTAACAGGATTAATTGAACCAGTATTTAGATAAGAAATGGCAGATAAGGTAATAGCAATAAAGATTGATGT